TCGTCAGCTTCGAAGGTCTGGTCGACCTGGTATTCGGGTGAGCCGTCCATGACGGCGCCGGCAGCAATAACTGCCACAGCGATCAGCAATTTCATGATGGTTTGTTCCTTGGAGTTGGGTTGAGAAAAAAAACCACCCGGCGCTTATGAGGAAAGCCGGGTGGTTGCTCAGTCCGATCCGGGTGGATCAGGTGGCGCTGTGCTGGTACAGCTTCACAGCTGCGGTGTCCAGCAGGTTGCCGCCGGCACGGGTCCAGGCCAGGAAGCCGACTTGCGCCTTGCTGGCGTAGGCCGAGTCGTCATAGCGCTGTACAACCACTTCCATCGCGTCGCGGATGAGGTAGTTTTTGTGCTGGCCGAAGGACAGCGACTTGGCGTTGGCAGCCGGGACCGGCATGTCGTTGTTGATGTTGACCGGGTAGCCCAGCAGCTCATCTGAAAAACCGCCAGCGATGCCGGCGTCGTAGTTCGGAGTCCAGATCGGGCGGCCCGAGGTGTCTTTGATCTTGCGCAGCACTTTGCGCAGGGTCTGGCTGGTGTTGAACTGCAGCGGCTGGCCTTCGCTCAGGTAAGCGAAGTCGATGCTGTCGATCAGGTCCACCAGGTCGTCATAGATGATGGTCAGCGTTTGGCCGGTGGTGCCGGTCTTGCCCACGCTGGCCGCCACTGCCAGGCCGAAGGGCTCGCCGGTACCGGTACCGATAGAGAACTTCTGGTTCTGGATGCGGCCGATACGCTGGCGCACGCGCTTGTTGATCAGGGCGATGACGTCGATCTCGCTGTCTTGCAACAGCTCGTAGGGCACCGTGATGATCTTCGAGCTGAACTTGAAGGTGTTGACCGGCACCGTGCCAAAGGTCGGGTCGGCAGCGGTAGCGGTAGTGTTCTGGCCGATGATCTCGCCGATCTCTGCCGTGCCGTCCGTGGTGGGAAAGCCCAGGTCATGGCCGGTGGCGGTGGTGATCTGTTCCGCAATGCGGCGCATGCCCGCGAAGTCCTTCATGGCATCAACAAAGTTTTTGCTGACTTCAGTCATGACGGTGAAGCCACCCTGAGAACCAGTGGTGGTGCTCATGGTGTTGCGGATGAGCGTGCGCTCTTCATCATTCATCTCATTGGGCTTTTTGCGCAAGAAGATTTCGAAGCCACGCATGGCGTCGCTGACCTTCTTAGCTGGGGCTTTTTTCGGCGCGTCTTGGAAAGACTCGTCGCGGTCTTGCGCATTGAGCTTTTCATGGGCTTCGATCTGGCGCTGGGTGCGCTCGGACTCGTCCATCAGGTTGTCGAACTTGGCCTGGTCGTCTTTAGTCCAGGTTTGGTCGCCTTTGTCAGCCAACAGTTTTTTGGCGTCACGGTTGGAAGCTGCGAGGCGCTCCCGGAGTGCTTGGATGCTCATGATTTACCTTTCAAAGTAATGGAGCGGACATAAAAAAAGCCGCTGTGAAGCGGCCTCGGTATCGACGCGGGAGCGTCAGATTTTTTCAACCAGACGTAAGCGGTTTTTATTGCGCTGGACATGGGCCTGAGCCAAGGCCGTGAGGTCTGGCTCGGGTGTTTTCTCTTCTTGCTTGGGTGCGTTGGGGTAGGCGCTCAGATTCCAGTGCGCCTGGGCGCTGGCAGCGGCTTTGCTTTGTTTGGTGTTGGGGTCAATCGCGTCGATGAACTTGGCGTCCAGCGCTTCCTGCGCGGTGAACCAGGTGGTGGCATCCATCCAGGCGACCACTTGGTCAGTGCTGGCGCCGGTTTTGCGGGCGTAGTCGGCGACGATGGTGCCGTCGATCTTGTCCAGCAGATCGGCGGTTTCAATCAGCTCGTGCTTGTCGCCATAGGTGAAGGTCCAGCTGTTGTGGATCATGAACAGGCCGCCTTCGGTCATGCGCACCTGGCTGCAGGCCAGTGCGAGGTAGGTGGCGGCGCTGGCGCACATGCCATCGATGTGCGCGATGACGTCTTTGGGGTGAGCCACCACAGCAGCGGCCATGGCGCGAGCTTCGAACACGTCGCCACCGGGCGAGTTAATGTGCAGGTGCACCGTTTTGTCGGCTGCGCTGGCCAGCGCGGTGATCAGTGCCTCGGCGCTGGCGCCCCAAAAGCTGTCGATCACGTCGCTCACATACAGATGAGCCTCGGTGTCGGTCGCGTCCATGCGGATCGCTGCCGGGCCTTCGGCGTGGGCGTTGTCCTTGAGCAGCTGCATGAGCTTGTTGAGTTTCATTTCTGGGCTCCAGTAGTAGATTGATTGGCGCTGGGTGCGGGCGTACCGCGCTGCGCCTTGAAGACTTCATCGCCGCCGTCAATGGGTGGCATGTTTTTGAGTTTGCGGATCTCGTTGATGGTCATGTAGCCGTCGCCAGCGCCCGGGCCGCCCAGCGCGCCTTTGAAAACTTCGGATTGGGTTTTGCTGTCGCCGCGCAGCAGGCCATCGAGCTCGAACTCGACAAACTGGCCAGCGTTGCGGAAAAGTTTGCGATTGAGCTCTTCTTCCCAGCGAATGAGCATGGGTTTGATGGTGAAGTTGACAAAACCGAGCGTGATTTGCTCGATTCCCGTGCCCCAGGAGCTGGCTTTATCGTTGTCGCCAATCAGCACGGGCGGCACACCAAACACCTGGCAGATGTCTTCTTTCTCGAAGCGCCGCGACTCGATCAGCTGCATATCGACCGGGCTAATGCTCAGTTCGGTGGCTTTTCCGCCTTCAGTCAGAACCAGCGGGAATTTGCGGTTGCCCACACCTGCATAAGTGGCCACAAAACTCTCGCGCAGGGTAGCGGCCTGCTCTTTGGTCAAGGCACCCGCATACTCCAGCGCGATCTGCGGCATGGCGCCTTCACCGATGGTGCGGCCCATGTACTCCGCGCCGGCCAGGGCGTTACCGATAGCTTGTTTGGCGGCGTACTGGATGGCGCTGATCGAGCGAATACCGTCAAAGCCAAAGCCCGGGAAGTGCAGCATATCGTCTGCATCAATAGTGTCGTACTTGCCAGTGAAAAAATCGCGAACGTCATACACCAGGCGGTCGCCTTTTTCATCAACACAGCGGCGCACGACCACCTGGTCTGGGTGTAGCGGCAGCAGGTTGGTGACAGGGCCACCTTTGAAGTTGCTGCCACGCAGAATCTGGGTGAACTGGTCACCGCGCAGGGCCACACAGCGCACGATCCAGTCTTTCCAGCTCGCGCTGGTCCAGCGGGCGTGGGGTTGTTCGTTGAGCAGCCAGTGCAGTACCGGGTCTTTGACCTTGGTGCGGTTGCCTTCCTTATCTTCGCGATAGTGGCAAACCGGCAGCTGCAGAACGGAGCCGGCCAGCTTGGTCAGGCAGGCGTAAACGGTCGAGACCGCCATTGCCGTTTTGTCCGTCACAGCAAAGCCGCTGGCGGCGGTAATGGGCGCAAACAGCTCGCGCATGGCTTCCACGTCGCTGCTGACAGCGAACTTGGCACCATTGCCGGCGTTGCTCACGCGCAGCGTCTTGTCGCCATAAGCGCGCTGCAGCGCACCCGGGCGCGTTGACAGCCAGGCGGATAACACCTGACTTTGGCGGCGCTGGTTTTCAAGCTGGAGTGTGTTCACAGAATGACAAAGCCTTGTTTAACTTGGTTTGATTCAGCGGTGGCCAGCGCACGGCCCAGCGCCATCAGCATGGCCATCGGGCCGTCGATCTTGTTCTCGGGTCTTTCTTTGGTCGGGCTGCGCAGTTCATTGAATTTGCTCACCTTGACCACCAGGTTGGAAATCATCCAGGTCATGACCGGGTTGCCGTCGTGCTGCAGCTTTTGTTCCAGCACCATGTTCTCGACCTGCAGCAGCGCCGGCGTGAAGAACATCGCGCGCTGCGTAATCTCCACCAGCGGTAGGCCCTCTTCAATCAGCTTGCTCGCGAAATACATGGACAGCGCCGGGTCGAAGGCAATCTCTTGCACATTGAACTGGCGGCAGTACTGGCGCAGATCGTCGGCCACCACATCGAAGTCGGTGATGTCGCCGTCGGTCACCTGCACATAACCCGACCGGGCCCAGCCGCTCAGATGGGCGTTGCCCGATTCCGAAACCGCCAATTCATTCAAGTACAGACGTGTGCACACATGCCACAGGTCGTCTTTTTGAAATACCAGGCACAGCGCGGCAAAGTCTTTTTTCTGGGCCAGGTCCAGGCCCATCCAGACCTTCTCGCCCGCGAAATCGCTCAGCTGCTGCAGCTCGTTGTTCGCGCAGCGATCCCAGGCCCGCATGTCCATCCAGGGCGAGTCGCCATTGACCCAGACGTTAAGCCGCTTGGTCAAAAAGTTGTTCATCGCGCTGGGCATGGACTCAGCCTTGCGCGCAGCGTTCTCCAGGTCTTCCTTCAGGACCGACACACCCCAGTTCGGGTTCGCCTTGGCCCAGGTGGCCGAGTTGAACGGGTCGTCGTTGTCATCCAGTGTGTAGATGATCCCGAAAATCGCCGGATCTTCAATCACCCGGTCCAGCACCTTGGTCACATGGGTGCGGCGTTCGTAGCAGATACCGCTGCGGTCCGTGCCGGCCGTGGTGATGATCCACAGCAGCGACTGTTCGCGCGCGCCCCGGGCCGTGTCAATCACGTCATACAGGTCGCGCTTCTTGTGCGCATGCAGCTCATCGATGATGGCGCAATGAACATTCAAACCGTCCTGCGTGCTGGCCTCGGCAGCCAGCGGCAGAAATTTGCTCGCCGTGTGCGCAACGGTGATCGAGTGCGCCAGGATCGCCACACCCAGATAGGTCCGCAGATCCGGCGTGCGCTCGACCATGCCGCGGGCGTCTTCGAAAACAATGCGCGCCTGGTCGCGGGTGGTCGCGGCGCTGTACACCTCGGCGCCCTGCTCGCCGTCAGCCGACAGCATGAACAGTCCGATCCCGGCCGACATCAGGCTCTTGCCGTTCTTGCGCGGGACTTCAATGTAAGCCTCGCGAAAGCGGCGCAGGCCGGTGTCCTTGTGGACCCAGCCAAAAACAGTGGTGATGATAAAACACTGCCAGGCTTCAGCCGTCAGCAGCATCCGCTCGCGTGCCCACTTGCCCTTGATGTGCGGCAGCAGCTCGACAAATTCGCAAGGCCTCGCCGCCATCTCCGGACTGAAGACCCAGGGCCAGTCGTCACCAGGTTCGCGCTGCAGATCGGCCAGCTGGCGCTCGACCGATAACCGTGTCCACTTGCAGGCCGGGATCTCTCCGGCACTTACCGCTTGAGCATAGGCCAGCGCAATTTCAACATGCCGGCTCATCGACCCACGACTGCAAACTTGCCAAAGCCGCTCGCAGCACTGGGCGGTTCATCCACGCCCGGCAGCGTCGGCTGCACATAGTTTGAGGGCTGCACCCGGCCACGAGCTGCAGGGCTCAGACCGAAGTGCATCAGATAACGGTTCACCTGTTCGCGGTGGCTCTTGATCAACTGGATGATCACCGACTGCTGCGCATAGCCGCTCGGCGTCACCGCGTGGCTGGCCGCGTAGACCGCGTCGGCGTAGGCCATCGCCTTCGCCTTGGAGCCAGAGGGCGACCCTTGCGGATCGCCCTCTATAGCAACATCGCTCAGCGAGGTTTTATTTTTTGCGGGTGAGCCAGTCACCAGGCGGTTCACCATGCCATTGAAAGCAGTCTCCAGCTCGTCGAGCCGGCCCGCCGTCTGGCAGTACAGCGCCAGCGCCTGGCGATCGAGACCGCTGATCAGGCCCAGCTCTTCCAGCAGCGGCGTGATCCGCTTCCATTCTTTCTTGGCAGCCGGACTCAAGTGTCCAGGTGCGCTCGGGATCGCCACTTGCGGATTCACACCCGCCGACAGATCGAGCGCACGCTTGCCCGGGTTGCCCTGCAACAGCTTCAGAGCCGTCGGCGTCGGCAACGGTCCTCGTGTTCCAGTCATATTGATGTCCTTGAATGTTGGCAGGCCAGAAAGTGATGCCCTGCCATCCCGTTGGGGGAGTACCCCCCCTATCAAAACTCGCGCACGCAAAAATTATGG